GTGATCAGTACAAATCATATGTTAGCGCAGATAACCAAATTGAAGTATTTGGAACTTATCCTAATGCCTCAAGATACGTTTATGTATCTTCAGTTTCAACTCCAACACCTTTTTATTTTGATAATAATGGTATAGCAAAGAATCAATTTACTGGTTCTATTCCGGCTAATGCTAGTGGGTCATTTACAGGAGCTACTGGTGAGTTGTTTTATGGTGGTGCTAACAAATACTATAATGGGATTGTAAGTGGTGTTACTAATATTCAAGGTATTAATAGCAGTAGTTATAACAACATGATTAATTTATTAGCAAACCAAGATGATTATCAATTTAATGTATTAATTACTCCTGGTTTATTTGCTAGTGAAGCTAGTTTAGGTACTTCTCAAGTAAATACTATTATTAACAATACAATGAATAGAGGTGATAATATTTATGTTAATGATTTAGTACCATATAGTTCAAGCATTGCAGCTGTAACAGGCCAAGCAAATGCTAAAAATACTTCATATGCTGCTTCATATTGGCCTTGGGTTCAAACAGTAGATCCTAGTTCTGGACAATTAGTATGGGTTCCTGCTTCAACATTAGTAGCCGGTGTTTATGCTTATAACGATACAGTATCTGAACCTTGGTTTGCTCCCGCTGGTATTAACAGAGGTGGTTTATCTACAGTAGTTAGAGCTGAAAAGAAATTAACACAAACAAACCGTGATACTTTATACACAAACAAAGTTAATCCAATTGCAACATTCCCTGGAACAGGAGTTGTAGTATACGGACAAAAAACATTACAAACAAAAGCATCTGCTCTTGATCGTGTAAATGTTCGTCGTTTGTTAATTTCTCTTAAATCATACATCGGTCAAATTGCTAATAACTTAGTATTTGAACAAAATACAATTGCTACAAGAAACCAATTCTTAGCCCAAGTTAATCCATACTTAGAATCAGTACAACAACGTCAAGGTTTGTATGCTTTCAAAGTAATCATGGATTCAAGCAACAACACCCCAGATGTAATTGATAGAAACCAATTAGTAGGACAAATTTACTTACAACCAACTAAGACAGCTGAATTCATTTACTTGAACTTCAACATCTTACCAACAGGAGTATCTTTCCCAGCATAATTTTTTAAAAATTGAATATTTATAACAAAACAAAATAAATAACATGGCAATCTTAGATCCAAACGAAATATTTTTCACAGCTTTTGAACCAAAGCAACCCAACCGATTCATTATGTATGTTGATGGTTTTCCATCGTATATTATTAAAGCAATCTCAGCCGTGACGTTCGAACAAGGTGAAGTAGTGTTAAACCATATAAACGTTTATACCAAAGTAAAAGGTAAAACCAAATGGAGTGATTTAACTATGACATTATTTGATCCTATTACACCTTCAGGTGCTCAGGCAGTAATGGAATGGGTACGTTTACACCACGAATCAGTAACTGGTCGTGATGGTTATAGTGATTTCTATAAGAAAGACTTAACTATCGACGTATTAGGTCCTGTAGGTGATATCGTTTCTGAGTGGGTAATTAAAGGTGCGTTTATTAAAGGTGGTAACTTCGGTGAATATAACTGGGATACTGAAAACGCGGCTGTTAACTTATCATTAACACTTGGTATGGATTACTGTGTATTGAATTTCTAAGTAAAAATAAATCAAAGAAAGCTCGCATTTTTTGCGAGCTTCTTTTTTCCTTATATATTTATAATAAATAACAAGTTTATGAGCGAATTAAAGTTTCCAACAGAAATGGTTGACCTGCCTTCAAAAGGTTTATTTTATCCCGAATCTCACCCCTTAGCATCTGGAAAAGTAGAAATGAAATACATGACTGCTAAAGAGGAAGATATTTTAACAAACAAATCTTACATTGAAAAAGGAACAGTAATTGATAAATTACTTCAATCTTTACTTGTAACACAATTTGATTATGATGATTTATTATTAGTAGATAAAAACGCAATTATGATTGCGGCTCGTGTTTTAGGTTATGGTAAAGATTATGAATTTATATACAAAGGGGAACAATGTACTATAGATTTAAGCACATTAGAACCAAATTTAATAGACGAAAATTTATGGAAAAAAGGTAAAAATGAATTTTCATATACCTTACCTGCTACAGGTCATGTAGTTACTTTTAAACTTTTAACTCATGGAGATGAAAAGAAAATTTCTAATGAAATTAAAGGCTTACAAAAAATATACAAAGATACCAACCCAGAATTAACCACACGTCTAAAACACATTATCTTATCTGTGGATGGGGATGTTGAAAGCCGAACAGTTAGACAGTTTGTAGACAATAATTTATTAGCTAGAGACGCTAGATCTTTCCGCGAGTATGTCCGTTCAGTAACCCCAGAAATTGAAATTAAATTTGATTTTGAAGGATCTAATGGTATCGAGGAGGGTGCTACAGTCCCTATTGGACTTAACTTTTTTTGGCCTGACGCAGCAATATAGACTAAGTGTATTTACCCAAATCCACGAAATGGTATTTCATGGACAGGGTGGGTATGATTATAATACAATTTATAACATGCCTATATGGTTACGTAATTTTACATTTAATAAAATTAAAGAACATTACGAAAACCAAAACCAAGAACAGAAAAAAGCTGAAGCCTCTTGGACTAATAAAAAAGGCATTCCAAAACCACCAGTTGCTCCAACTGGAAAAAGGGCATCATACAAGTGATGCCCACATTTTTTATTTCTCTAATATTTATAATAAACTTAGTTTATAATGCCAGATAATCAGGATCCTAAAATATCAGCTCAAAATGCTAAAAATACTCAAGATACAGCAAAAGCAACTGCTACCATTGTAGATAAACAAAAACAACTTAGAGATGTTCTTGAAGAAACTTTGTATTTACAAAGAGATTATGCCTCTGAAGTTCAAAAACTAGGTAAAGGTTTAGGATTAAATTCTATTGAAACCGCTGAATTAAAAAAATCATTTAAAGATACAGCAAATTATGCTAAAGATTTAGCAAACGCTGTGGATGATGTATTAGATGGAACTTTAGATTTAGAAGAATTAAATCAAAAAATAGTTAAAGGGCAAAAAGCAAGAGTTAATTTAGATAGAGAAACACTTAGAAGTTTAGAGTCAATTTTTGGGGAACAAGGTAAGATTGAAGATTTACAATCTTTAATAGTTGATGGAAAATTAGATGAAAATAAATTACTAGATTATGCTCAAGCCAAACAAAAAGATTTTACAAATGATCAACTTGAATTAATAAAGTTATATGGTGAACAATCTGAAATATTAAAAGACCAAACAAAACAACAAGAGAAATTAGTTGAAAGAGCAAAAAGACAATCAGAAGCATTTGGAATTACAGGTAAGGCACTAAAAGGGGCCAACGAATCTATGAAACAATTAGGTTTAGGTTCTTTAACCTCAGCCTTTAATTTTGATAAAGCATCTGCTGCCGGTCAAAAAATGTCGGCTGAATTAACTAGGGGGAGCAATGATGTTCTTAATACTGCTGGAAGAATAAAAGTATTACAAGCATCTCTTAATGAATTAGGTAAAGGATTTGTAAAAAATATAACTTCTTTTGAAGCTATATCAGCTTTTGCTTTAAAATCAGCTCTTGAAGCTTCTAAACAAACAGCAGAATTACAAAAATCAACAGGTATGTCATATAAAAATGCATACTTGTTAAAACAAGAAATGTCTGGAGTAGCAATAGCATCTGGTGATGCTTATGTTACTACTGAAAAATTAATGAAAGCAGCAGCATCTCTAACTAATGAATTAGGAATGTCTGCTCAAGTTTTAGGGAATGATGCTTTAATTTCAGCTACAAATTTAGAACAAAAATTAGGTTTTAGTGCTAAAGAATCAGCTACATTAGTAACTAATGCTAGATTACAAGGAAAAAATACTGAAGAAGTATTAGATAAAAACGTAAAAATAGTTGGTGAATTTAATAAACAAAATAAAACCGCTTTAAATGTTAATGCAGTATTAAAAGAGGCAGCTAATGCATCAATGGCTATGCAAGCTAATTTAGGTTTTAGTAATGATAAATTAATCAGCGCGGCTTCCGCTGCTACTAAATTAGGTCTTAACTTAAGTGAAGTTCAAGCAGTAGCAGATAGTTTATTAAATTTTGAATCATCTATTGAAGCTGAATTAGAAGCAGAATTATTAACTGGTAAAGATATTAATTTAGAAAAAGAAAGACAATTAGCTTTAAACGGTGACCTAGAAGGTTTATCTAAATCCTTAAACAATAATGCAGCAATACAAGATGCTTTTACCTCTAAAAACGTTATCCAGCAAGATGCAATAGCTAAATCTATGGGAATGACCCGTGATCAATTAGCAAAAGTTACATTGCAACAAAAACTTAACACCATGAGTGCTGAAGCATTTAAAAAAGCATATGGTGAAACAACTTACGAATCTTTAAAACAACAAGGTGCTCAAGAAAAACTACAAAATGCATTAAGTAAAGTATTAGATATTTTAGGTAGTATTGTAGGTATTTTTTCACCTTTATTAGATCTTATAGCATCGTTTGCATCATCATGGGTAGGTATAGGTACTATATTAGCAGTAATAGCATACAAAACCATCCCAGCTATGCTTAGTGGCTTTGTAGGTATAGGAAAAAGTGTAGCCGGATTATTTAAAGGAGGGGTAGGAGGAATTAAAGATAAAATAGGAGGATTATTTGGTGGTGATAAAACAAAAGAAGTAGCAGATAAAGCAGGTGAAGGAGCAGGAGCAGCAGCAGATAAAACAAAAGGAGTAACTGGTAAAGCTGGTGATAATATTAAAAATTTCCTTAAAGGATTAGCTGCTGGTTTGAAAGCAATGGGAGATGGGAAAGTTCTTAGAGGAGCACTTACCTTAATTCCTACCGCTATAGGATTTGCTGCTATGACTATAGCTCTCCCCGCATTATTAGTATTATCAATCCCAGGACTAGGTAAATTAATTGAAGTAAATTTAAAAGGCATAGCTAAAGGATTATCAGCTTTAGGAAAAGCACTCCCTGAAATAGCATTAGGTGCCGCTGCTCTAGCTCTTATAGGTGTAGCATTAATTCCTTTAACTTACGCTTTATCATTACTAACACCTTTAGTTGAGGCATTTGGTAAAGTGATACTATCTGTTTTTAACGGATTAGCAACTTTAGTAACAGCAGCAGCAGATGGGTTTGTGAAATTTTTAGGGGCTATAACTTTAGAAAAAGCAGCAGCTTTATGGGTATTATCTGGAGCACTTGTTGCTTTAGCTGCTGGGTTTGGAACTTTTGCTGCAGCTATGGGAGCAGCAGGTATTGTTTCTTTCTTTGCAGGTGATGGTGTTTTAAGTCAATTAGGAAAATTAGCTGAAATGGCAACTCCATTACAAACAGTTGCTAATTCACTAACTCAAATGGCCGCTGGATTATTAGGAGTAGCAGTAGCATTAAACCAAATTGATGAAGATAAATTAGAATCATTAAACGAGTTTGCTGAGGTTAGTCCTTTAGCAGCAGTTGGTAATGCTATTGGTGGAGCTATTGAAGCTTTATTTGGAGGAGGCGAAGAAAAACAATCTTCTCCCGAATTAGCAGAAATAAAAGATATATTAAGTCAAATACTCAACAAAGAAACTAACATTTATATGGACTCAACAAAAGTAGGTACTGGTTTTGCTATGGGTACATCTAAAGTTCAATAATCTAATATTTATAATAAAATAACTATGGCACTTTTAAATAAATTAACAACAGACGGATCATTACTAAGTGGGTTAGACGGTAAAAAACCTTTAGAATATGATAAACAAACAAATCAAATTGCTGGATTAACAAAATCCCAATTAGATTTAGACGGCAAAAAACCTTTAGAATACAATCGTCAAACAAAGCAAATTGCTGGATTAACAAAATCACAATTAGATTTAGACGGAAAAGACCAAAAAAAATATTTAGATAACTTACCTAAATAATGGGTTTAATTGATCTAAAAACAGATCTTAAGTCCCTAAAATATGGGAAGGATACCATCGGTGGAGGGTATAGTGGGCAACCCTATATTCAATCTCCTATCCCTGATGGTTTTAATAATTTAGGAGCAAATGAAGATTTTATTTTACGTGGTGGGGTTAATGCTATAGGGGATGCAGCTACAGACATTAAACGTTTAACTAAAATGTTTGGTGATTTAAAGTCACCTAATGGTTTGCTTTTTATTGCTAAACAAAATTTATTATCTCAAACATCAGTTAGAACACAAACAACAGATGGAGCTAATGAAGGTATTTATTCACCACTAAATACATTAGCTCAAGCAGGTGTTGTTGAAATTGGAGGTCATTTAAATAAACAAGGTGTTAATCCATTTGCTGAAACAGGAGCTTATGCTAATAATATTGCTTTATATAGTGTTAAAGTAAAACCAACACAACCTATTGAAGACAATAGATTAGCTAGATTATATCAGTTAGTATCAATAAATGTTGGTGATAAATTAGATGGTTTTATTTTAAATAATGGACCTGCTAATGTTTTAACCTACAGTGGTGGTCCTGGTTCTATTTTAGGTGTTGGAACAACAAATATTAGGTATGCTAGTTTTAGAACAGGTAAACAAAACCCCTTATTAGCAGCAGGATCAGGATCAGCAAATTATGATTACTTTTACGGTAAAAACAGTAAATCAGAAAATCAACCTGTATTTTTAAGTGAAAGACAAGATATTCCTAATTATATCAATAATTTTAAGGGTTCATTAATACGTGATACTAATGATGTAGTAGATCTTGTTAATGATGAGTTATTAAAAACACAAGATTATACTAGCTTATCTCCATTTGTAAAAAATAATGGTTTAATTACTACTGTTATTCCTTTTTACCAAAGAACTACAGGTTCTTTAAAGAGTGTTAATTCCTCTTCAATTTCAGTTGGTGGTTTACAAATTGACCCTAATAAACCATGGATATGGAGTTTAGATGAAGATAAATATATATTACCTAATAACAGTGTAAATAAACCTCAAAGTGGTAGTTTAAATAATACTTGGTACACAGGTTCAACAACTTGGACTGCTAAACAAGATATAACTAATCCAAATGGTTCTACTTATATTGCCGGAAAAGGTGAGTCTTTAGATATTAAATATATTGTTGAAAAGAGTAAAGGTGTTACTAATAAATCTAAAGAAGCTAAATTCGAAGTTGTAACTACTTTTAATAATCCTAGTGTATATATTCCATCTGGAAGTGGGCAACCCTTATTATCATCTAATAATAAAAAAATAGGTGGAACTGATATATTTATTTCTAATGGTACTATAACATATAATCAAGAGGATTTATTAAAAGCGGATCCTTCAAAATACTCTCCTGCAATAAAAGAAGATTTTAGAAAAGTACTCCGTTCAAAAATAACAAAAGACACAGTTGCTAAAGATTATGAAGAAGCAGGAAATATAGTTCCTTCAACATATATTAGTTATTCTGATAAAAATATAGGTGTAAAAAATTTATTAGGTAATCCTGGACAAAATAGAAAAAATAAAAATTATTCTGATTTTAGTAAAGGTATTAGAAACAAAGATAATACTGTTTATAAAGCTTTAGATTTAATTAATGCTGAAGGTATAGGTACTGACTTATCTAATGATGATTTAGTCCAATTTAGAATAAAAAGCTTATTTACTGATGGAAGTACATTAGCTTTTAGAGCATTTTTAGGAGGAATAACAGATTCATATACTGCAGGAATTAATACTCAACAATATACTGGAAGAGGAGAAAATTTTTATACTTACTCGGGTCAAACCAGAAAAATTTCATTATCTTGGACAATAGCCGCTTTATCAAGAGAAGAGCTTCTTCCAATGTATAAAAGACTAAATTACTTAGCTAGTATGACTGCTCCTAAATATGTAAATGGATTCATGCAAGGTCCAATAGTTAGTTTAACTGTTGGTGGTTATATATATAATTTACCTGGATATATTGAAGGATTTAGTGTTGATATAGCTGAAGATGCTACTTGGGATATAGCAATAACTCCTAATGGGGAAAAAGATAATACAATTTCACAACTACCTCATGTAGTAAAAGTAAGTGGATTTAACTTTACACCACTACCAAATTACCTCCCAGAAGCAGGAAACGCAGAATCAAGATTTATAAGTATAGTAGCACCAGATGGAACATCATTATAATGATTAATAGATATCAAAACATACCAAAAGAAAAAATAGACGGAAAAACGGTCTATAAAACATCTCGTTATCCTGAGGTTCCTTTATCTGAAAATGATATATATGTTATATCAACACAGGGAGATAGATTTGATATTTTAGCACAACAATATTATGGGGATAGTTCATTATGGTGGGTAATTTCTATTGCTAATACTGGAAATGCCGGAGCTGGAACTTTACCTGTTTTACCACAAAACACACTAATAATTCCTACAGGCACACAAATCAGAATCCCAAACAATCCATTAGAAGTATATAATGTTTTTAATAGAATAAATTCTTAATTATGGGAAATATAATAGGAGAAGGTTTTAACGAAACTATACACAACCAAGTGTATAAAAGACAAGCAATTTTTGGTGCTGTTAATAAATCTGGATATCAAAAATATTTAAATGGAAGAACTCCTTTTATAAAATTAACATCTGCTATAGATATTGATAATACTATAGTAGAAAAATTAAAAAAATATGGAGTTAATGCTTTAACAGGAAATGGTTTAGCTAAAGATTATGTTTTATTTGGTGGTGTATCTCTTGGAGATAATATTAGAAAAGGTTTTGATCAAACATATGGGATTGGAACCTCTCAAGGTTATAGACCAATGCCTGGTATTACCTCTTTTGATACTAAAAATCGTAATAGAGGTTCAATAAGAGAAACAAATATTCAAATTAAAGCATATAATACAGAACAATTTGCTATAATAGATGCTTTGTATTTAAGATTAGGATATACAGTATTAATAGAATGGGGTCACAGTGTTTATTTAACTAATGACGGTTTAGTAAAAGACATAATTCAATCAGATACATTAAGTTCTAATTTCTTGGGTGGAACTTACAAAAACCAACAAGAACTTTTTACAGCTATTAATAATAATAAAATAAAGTTACAAGGTAATTATGATGCTACTTATGGTAAAATAACTAATTTTAGCTGGAATTTTGAACAAGATGGTACCTATAATATATCTTTAAAAATATTAAGTGTTGGAGATGTAATTGAATCTTTAAGAGTTAATACTATAGCAAGCGGTAAAGAAACTAAATTATCTACAGAAGAGTTAAAAGAAGCAGAAGAAGACCTACAATCCGCAGATACTGAAGAAGAAATTTTAGATTATAGTAAACATAAAGATAGTATTTCTAAATTATTTTTTGATGCTAAAGAATTATTAAATAAAGGCACAACTAATGGACAAATTTCTACTATTTCAGACAGTGATGCTGTTTCTTTAGGTTTTAAATTAGGGGCTGATTTTGCTATGTTTGTAGAAACTACTAGAAGAAATGAAGAAAGGTATTATGTTAGACTAGGAGGTTTTTTACAATACTTGCAAGATAATAGGCTTTTTTATGATAAAGCCGGTGCACCGTGTATAAATATAGATTATGATGAAAATACAAATCTAATCTTTACCACACCCTATGTTTTATCTGCTGATCCTAGAATTTGTATAGTAAAAGCTACTATCGATATGGAAGGTATAGAAAATCCTCCATTAACAGTATTTACTGATTTACCAAAAGATTTTAAAGAAGAAATTAAAGGTACATTAGTAGGAAAATTAATGAACGTTTATATGAACATGTCTTGGATAGTTAAAAGTATGGACTCTATAAAAGACCCAGATAATAAAGATGCTGTTTCATTATATGATTTATTAAAAAAAATAAGTGAAGGAATAAATTCTTCTTTAGGTAATTTAAATAAAATAGAACCTGTAGTAGATGAGGAAGAAAATAGAATTTATTTTCTAGACGAAACTCCTCTACCAGATAAAACAACAATTATTCAAACAGTAAATCCAAACGCTAGAGTTGAATTAACTAGATTTGAGGTTTTTGGGTATAAAGATGATTATTCTAATTTTATTACTGAATTAGGTATTAAAACCGAAATAACTAATAATTTGGCTAATATGATAACTATTGGTGCTCAAGCTAATGGTCAAGCTGTTGGTGAAGATGCTACTGCTTTTTCTAAATGGAATGTCGGTCTTATAGATAGAGTATCCCCAGTTAAAAAAAGTAAAGATACAAACCCCCAATCACCACAAGAAAAAGCTGAAGAACAAAAGAGCATAGAAGAACAAAATGCTGATACAATAAAACAATATTCAGATTTTGTTACTAAAATGAATGAATTAAATTTTGATGATTCAATAGAAGAATTTTCATCAATATTAACTAATTTACTTAATTTATTTCAATCCCAAAAAAGTATTACAGACCAAACAGCAACCGGAATAATGATCCCTATTAATTTAAATTTAACTATGGTAGGATTATCCGGAATGAAAATTTACCAAAAATTTAGTATTAACCAAAACTTTTTACCTATAAATTATGATGAAACTCTAGAATTTCTTATTAAAGGAGTATCTCATAAAATAGATAATAAAGGATGGTTTACTACTATTGAAGCCTTAAGTATTCCAAAATCTACATCTTCAGGAGCCAACCCAGAATTATCTTACACAAAACCACCCCTAAATACAACTGAAACTAGTAGTGGAGGAGGTACATCAAATGGAGTTACTGCACTTACCGCAGGAGCAGCAGAAATTAATAAAGCAGGTAGTGTTTTAAGTGGTATAACACCTGGTAAATGCTCCGCTAAAGTAGGTCCTATCTCTAATATCCCAGGAATTGATAGACCTGAAGATCAAAAACGTAAAAATGCTTTACAAAAAGGATATGATGCTACCTTTGCAAATGGAGAATTTAAAAAAGGAGGAAGATGTGCTAGATATACTTATGACCATGCTTTTAATTATGTCCAAGCATTAAATGGTAAACCAACAACAATAGGAGCAAGTATTCCTGCTAATGGCAATGCTAATCAATCAACTTACTGGGCTAACTTAATTAAACAAGGATACGTTCAACATGTTGCTGGAAAAAATATAACCAAACCCGAACTACAAAGTTTATTAAATGGAGGTATTCAATTTAATTTAGGAGATGTTGTAGTATATTGGGCTAATGATAAACCAAACGATGGAGGAGCTAGCCAATATGGTCATACCCAAATGTATGTAGGTAAAAATCAGATTAAAGAAAAAGTAAATTCACCTTCAGAATGGATTACTGATAGTTTTACAAATTATGGTGTTACTTTTGTTTATCGTAAATATAAGTATAATTGTTGGAATATATTAGTATTTAGAGCTCCTCTTGATTTAATTCCTGGTCAAAATACAGATTTAGCTACTTCTAGAGAAACATATATTAATATAGCTAAACAAATAGTATCTATTTTAAATAAAACAGATAAATATGATAATGGAAAACCATTATTAGAAGCTGTTTCTGGAGCAGGAAACGATAATGAACAAGCAGCTGTTGGTAGAATCAGACAAATTTTAGGTCTTCAAGGTACAACTAGTAAATGGTTTAACTTATTAAGTCTATCATCTCTAAACCCAGGTCATAAAAAATTATTTGAAGAACAACTTTTAATTTTACAATCTGAAATACTTAAATCAAATAATAGTTATGATTTTAAAGTACCAGCAGTTGGAAATAAAGACGCTTACGGAGCTGTATACATAACAATGAAACCTGATTTTTAAGATATGTCTTATTTTCCAAAACATTATATAAACCCTAATCAATATACTTCCGGAGGAGAATTTATGTACCTTTCATCCCAATTGGAATATAAAGGTTGGTATTGGTCAACAGGTAATGGAAGATATTATACGGGTCAAACCCCACAAGCACCCCAAATCGTAGAAATTGTTAAAATGGTTTTAGTTGGTAATAATTTGGGTTTTGAAAATGAACCTTTATACACCGACAAAGTTAAACTAGCATTAGCGGGAGATGCCCCTGATGACCAATTTGATCCATTCCCATATAACTCAGAAGAAGTAATACTTTACTCAATATTAAAGAAAACACCTTTAATACCAAATGGAACAAAAATACTCCCTCAATATAATTCTGTAAGCCCAAATACTCAAAATTACCAAAACGGGGAATTTAGAAGGTACTTTGCTAAAAAAACAAATATAAGTCAATATATTGAAATAAATCAACAAACCTTTGCTCAAATCAAACAAAAAAATCCATTGATTGAATGGACTTTATATTTTCCATTTTTTATAGATTGGCAGTTAACAGGAGACCAACAACAAGTTGCTAAAACAAACAAAAATATAGTATTATATCAAATGAAAAAATTTAATTTATATAATTTTGATCAATATTTAAAATTTGATTTTATAAAATATTACCAATAATTTGGGATTATAAAATCCTTATATTATATTAATGGAATAAATCAAGGTTATGTTTTGGATAATAGAAACGGAAGAAGCATTAGAGTATTTAACTCATAAAACAATTGCGGAAGCATTTGTTGAGATAATTCCATATCACGATAACATACACCCTGCTTTAAACGACGTGTCTTTAGTGTATATAAGACCGTTTAACGACACAAAGGGTTATATGTTATGCGTTGACCATAGCGAGACGTCCTCGCTGTATAAAACGGCTATAGACGCGTTACTACAAAAAATAAATAAGGTGTGGGTGCGTGATAAGAAAACAGCATTGTATTATTTTCCTATTAAAAGCTTGTGCGACCTATCCATACTTAACCCTACGTATATACAATCCGATACTTCGGCACATACATACTTTTATTCTCACCATACGGATTATCCAAAGGTTAATAAACTAATTCCATTATCCAAGCACTACCAAAAATGCGAACATATTTATCAACAAGTTCGTAACGTAATACCAAAGGAATTACCTTCGTATTTTGATTTTTACAACAATAAAGCGGTATTAGCATTCTTTGGGATAGAGAAAAACGGATTAAAAATAGATAAATATGAATTTGATAAACACTATGAACTCAACAATGAATTTTATTCTATTCAAGACAATAGGATTCACACCAGTTACAATTTGGCTACAACAACACGTAGACCAAGTAATTCTTTTAATGGCGTTAATTTCGCAGCGATAAATAAAGAAAATGGCTCAAGGAGAAGCTTTATATCGAGTCATGGGTTCGTTGAGTTCGATATTAGTGCATATCATCCTACTATTGTCGGTCGTTTACTTGCCTATGATTTTGGCGTTCCGGATGTCCATCAAGCGTTCGCGGATTTATACCAAACGAGCTATAAAGAAGCAAAAGAAATCACGTTTAAGCAATTATACGGAGGCGTTTTTAAAGAATATGAGCACCTTGAATTTTTTCAACAAGTAAAAGAATTAGTAGCAATAAATTGGGAGGCGTTTAATAACTCCGGTCAAGTTATCGTGCCGATTTCGGGTTATTACCTTGAAAAAAACAAGCTGGAAAATATGAACCCACAAAAACTGTTTAATTATATATTACAGAACGTGGAATCCGCAATGAATGTTCATATATTGATGGATATACATAAGCTACTGATTGGGCGGAAAACAAAAATTGTATTATACACATATGATTCGTTTTTGTTTGAGCTAGGTGAGGGTGAAGAGGATATAGAAACTGAGATAAAACAAATATTTAATAAATACAGGTTACAAACAAAAACAAGTTATGGAAAAACATACGATTTTACAGAAAAATGACTATATGTATGACGGATACGATTTTGATTCGACAAACATAAAAGACGTGAACAATAAGTTATTTTGCACATTTACAGGATTAGAGGATTTAGAGGCATTAATTAATGCTTTGACTAAATCTTATACAATCATGTATAATAAAATGTTTGTACTTTATGTTAAAAGTACAGACGAGTACGTTGTTACATACAACGTAGAGCAAGGCAATGTTGAGGGTATTCCCCCAAATACAATTCTAGTACATAGAAAGAAGGAAACTAATACGCTTTATACAATTAATGCGTTGAATGATTTGATTAAAAAGTTAAACGGAGGGGTAGTTGATTCATCTTACCGTGTAAACTGGCAACACTATAAAAACTGTATCTTGTTAACCAACCATA